CATTAAATGAAAATAAATCAGGAACTAAAACTGTTTAACCATGATAATTCAAAACCTTGCACAAGTTCAAAAATATGTGAATGTTAGCAATGCTTTTACAGCTACGCGCTTAAATGCACATGAAGCAATTGCATTTGCTAATTTCATCAATAAGTATTTTTCAACTGAATTCTGTGAATTGATTCTTGCATCAACAAGCACAAATGAAGCTATTGTAAAAGCAAAATCTTTCATTGAAGGTGCTGTTGTTTATTTTTCCATGTTCCAATGGGCGCAAACAGGCGAAGTTGTGATTGGTGATTTGGGAATTTTACGCGAAGAAAATGAAAATTCTAAAGCAGCTTATTCTGGTCAAGTAAAAAAAGTTGAAGCTTCTTATATTGAAAGTGGTGAAATATACATTTCTGAATTGATTCGCACCATTGAAAGTGATGCAGCACAATTTGAAGATTATGAATTGCAAAATGCTTTTCTTTTGCGCAATTCATTGATTATCAAAACAACATTGGATTTTAATATTCGCCAACACATGGCGCGCCCATATTTATTATTCCCATTATTGGCACAACAGCAAGAAGAAGCAATTGATTTCAATTTGCGTGCAATTTTGACTGATGAAATAGTTGATGAATTCATTGGAATCATTCCAGATGATGCTGATAAACCAGCGAAAGAAATTGCTTTGAAATTTACAAAGAATGCACTTGTGAATTTTACTGTTGCCAATGCTTTTAGAAAATCACTTGTGAAATTAACACCACAAGGATTGGTTGAATATTCAGCTGATAAAGACACAGATCAACAAATTTATGCACCAGGAAACGCGGATAAAATTCACCAACAAATTTCCAACTTTGAATCAATGGGAAATTCCTATTTATCCAAGGCACAAAATCATTTAATTATTAACGATATATTGCCAGCTCCTGAAGTGGTGGCATCAAAAACTTTTATTGCATGAAAAATTCTGAATTTTGGCTTGATCTTATTTCAACTGGAGTTGGTAGTGGTGGCGCATTGATTAAATCATTAAAGTTGAAATTACCAAGAAGAACAACAATTCTTTCAATGTTAGTGGGTGGAATTGTTGCGTATGGTGGCATTGCGTTATTAAATGTTTTTTTTAAAGATTTATCACCAAAAATTCTTGTTTTGGCATCATTTTCAATTGGCTGGGTTGCCAATGAATTAACCAGCAAATTGGATTCATTTGTTAATGATGTTTATGATATTATAATCTCTAAAATCAAATCAATATTTTTTAAAAAATGAAAAATTTAACTTTAATAATTGCGCTTCTTTTTTGCTTTTCTGCTTTTTCGCAAGATACTTTGACACATTATCAATGGATAAAAGGCAAAAAAGTAATAATTCAAGAAATTACAAATTCATTATCAACACCCGAATTGATAGTAAAATCAATTCCAATTGTGTTGTTTGTTGTTGCAACAATCTTATTTATTTTTTACAAACCAAAACCAAAAGATCATGGAAGAGAAACGCCCAAAAAAACCGCTTAAAGTAAACATTGACACACCAAATGTTGATGTGGATTTCAACAGAAATGAAGTTGGTGATCGCCAATTGAATGTGAAGGTTGAACCAATTCCATTCATCCAAAAGATTAAAAAAATCGGGAAATTGCTATTTGGGAAACCTTAATTTTCTAAAAAACAAATGATTAAAGGCTTGCAATTTTGTAAGCCTTTTTTTATATCAAAAATTTAATTCATTTAATTCATTTAATTCAATTAATTATATATATTTGTCAAAAAATTAATTCTCGCACCCATGAAATTAAAAGCAATAAAATTATCTAAAGAAGAAAAACTTGCATCTAAATGGATTATTCAAATGATTGAATTTGGATTGGAACCAGAACAAATGATTCTAGTTTTGCAATTAGCACGCGAAAAGCTAAATTTTTTAAAAGAAGCTGAAAAAATTAAACATTAAAAATCAAAAATTAAAAATTCACAAAATGGATTACACAGAAGAAACTCTTATGCGTTTGCGAAATTCTTTGCCCTGGTGTTATGGTGAAATATTACAAGAACGCATTCTTGAAAAAACAGGAAAGCGATTGATTCCAAACAGTATCAGAAGGCATTTAACAGTAAAATATGCCAATACAGAAACAATTACTGAAGCAATGCTTCTTGCTGAAGAATACAGAAAAGAAAGGCAGTTAAAAGCTTACACTTTAGCAAAAAGAAAGTAGTCATTTGATTGTTTTCTTAAAAATGTCAATTTTACCACCCCTAATATAAAAATCATGAAAAACTTAAATTTATTCATCATCTTAACTGGTGATGAATCGAAAGCTGTCAAACTTTCAAATTATCAAGGCGAAAATGTTAAATCAATAGTCTTAATTGATCAGGAAGATATGGAAGAGAATGTGGCGCAATTATTAGAATGCAATCTTGTTGTTAACTGCACGAATGAAACTTCACCAGCAATTCAACATTCGCTAACTGTGGCGCGCATTCTTAATCGCGAAATCATTCACTTTTCAAAACTTCCTGAATATGTTAAGTAGAACCACCATTGATGCAGTTAATGATTTAGATTTGGTTCAAGTGATTTCCAAATTTGTTCCTGAATTAAAAAAATCAGGTTCATCTTTCAAAGCAAAATCACCATTCACAGAAGAAAAAAGCGCATCCTTTAATGTTTCGCCTTCCAAGAATATTTGGAAGTGTTTCAGCACTGGTATAGGTGGCGCAAATGGAATTTCTTTTGTGATGCAAAAATTCTCAATGAGCTATCCAGAAGCAATCAAAGAAATTGCATCTTCATTTGGAATTGCTGTTGAATTTGATGATTCGCCAAGATCCAAAGAATACCAGGAAAAAACAGAACGCATCAAAACATTAACTGAAGTCAATCAAGCAGCACTTGAATTCTTTACTTCAGAAGAAAACTTGGCTTTGATTCCTATTGATAAAATGAGGGCAAAACCTGAAACTTATCAAAAATTTGCCTTGGGTTATGCGCCTGATTCATTTGATGCGTTGCAAAAATATTTGAAAGCGCAAGGATTTTCGCAAGATCAAATTATAAAAGCTGGATTAGCTAAGAAATCTGAAAACGGCAAAGTGTATGATTTCTTTCGTGGTAGAATTATGTTTCCAATTTTCACGGATTCAGGGAAGTTAATCGGTTTTTCTGGCAGAAATATCATTGAAGCAGCAGCTGGAAAAACAATTCCAAAGATTTTGAACACAGCAGAAACTGAAGCTTATTCAAAATCAAATTCTTTGCTTGGAATTCATTTGGCAAAGTTTTCAATGCGTGAAATGGGTTTTGCTGTTAAAGTTGAAGGTAATTTTGATGTAACAAGTTTACATGAAATTGGATTTTCAAACACTATTGCACCCCTTGGAACTGCATTTACTGTGGACCAAATGCAAATGATTCGCAAATATTGTGATACTGTAATGCTTTTTGTTGATAATGATAAAGCTGGCTTAGCTTCAATCAAAAAAGATACAATTGCATGCTTGGAAAATGAATTGAAAGTTTACTTGTTTATTCCTGAAGCACAAGGAATGGATCCTGATGATTTGGTGAAATCGCGCCAACCTTCGGAATACAAAGCTTTGAAAAGTGAAATATTGGAAGGTAAAGTGGATGCTGTTGAATACTTAGTGAAACAAATCTATTCTGAAGCAAAAACAACCATTGAAAAAACAAATGCTGAAATTCAAGCTGCTGAAATTGTTGCCGTAATTACAGATGCACAATTGCGCAATTCTTATGTGAAATTGTTTGCAAAAGAATACAAATTAGAGCGCAAAACAGTTGAAGAAAAGGTAAAGCTTAACTTAACACAAAAAGCAGCACAGAATCAAGAAGATGTGGATGGTTTTGTGTTGCCGCGCCATTTATCCAAAGATGAAATTCAAGATTTTAGTGAATTTGGTTTTTATTCAGAAACAGATCCAAAGAAAATTGGTTATTATTTCCCAAAAGGCAATTCTTTCAAGGATTTTGAACGCGTTACCAATTTTATAATTAAACCAGTGTTTCAAGTTGGTTCCAAGGATGATTCAGATAGAATTATTGAAATTCAAAATCCACATAAAAAAACAATTATTGAAATCAAAAACAAGCAATGGCTTTCTTTGCAAGGATTTCGCGAAGCTGTTGCAAATCATGGAAATTTTTGGTTTAAAGGTTCTGCTTTTCAGCATCAGAACTTTTACATTAAGTACATGTCAAAATTTCTTTATTGCCAACCTTTAACAACTTTAGGATGGCAGCCAGATAATAAATTTTATGCTTTTGCGGATGGAATTGCGTATGATAAAAATTTCAAGCGCATTGATGATTATGGATTGATTGAAAAAAATGGTGAAAAATACTTTTTGCCAGCTTTTTCAAAAATAAATACTGTTTTTAAGAATGATCAAGATGATTATGTTGCTGATCGTTATTTGAAGTATAATTTCAATGAAGAAGTAAATTATAAGCTTTGGAGTGAACAAATTCAAAAAGTCTATGGCAACAATGGAATTATCACTTCGCTATATATGATTGCGTGCTGTTTTCGTGATGTTATTTACCAATCAACCAATGTTTTCCCTTTGTTGTTCTTTGTTGGGCAACCACAAACAGGAAAATCAACTTGTGCGCGTTCTTTGAGCCGTGTTTTTTGCTTCAATCAACCAGAATTCAACCTTAATTCAGGAACTGTTAATGGTTTTCAAAGAAGAATTTCAAGGGTGCGAAATTCTTTTGTGTGGCTGGATGAATACACCAACGATTTAGATGACAAGCGTTTCCAAGCATTGAAATCTTTGTTTGATGGAGTTGGAGCAGAAAAGGCAATCATGTCAAATGATAACAGAACCAAGCAAGTTTTAATCAATTCAGGCGCTGGAATATCTGGGCAACATTATCCAACAAGGGATGAAAATTCACTTCTATTAAGAACAGTTCTTTTGGAGTTCACAAAGAAGCAAGAAGAATTCACACAATCTGAAGTGGACCAATACAACATTTTAAATTCTTGGCAGAAAAAAGGCTTATCAAATTTGATTTTGGAAGTTGTTTCTTGGCGCGATTATTTTGAGGATCAGTGGCAAACAGAATTTGATGATGTAAGTAGAAGAATGAAGATTGAATTGGCTGCCATTAGTTATGAAGGAAGAACCTTGCAATCACTTTCGATTTTGGTAACTGTTTTAAAAATTATGGGTTCCAAAATTGATATTCCAATGGATTATGAAGAAGTGTTCGAAATTTGCAAGGAATGGATTATCAATCAATCTTCTATTGCTTCAGATACGAATATCTTAAACAGCTTTTGGAAAATGCTTGAATTCCTTTCTTTTGATGGTATTCTGAAAAATAATGAAGATTATAAAGTTGCTTGTGTTTCCAGCTTGAAAGTGCGCGGAAAAGATGATAAAGATGTTGTGATTGAATTTCCACAGAATAAGAATGTTTTGTTTGTTAGGTTCCAGCGCGTGTTTCCTAAATATTCAGAACACCACAGAAAGCAAACAGGCGAAAATGGCCATGCAGAAACATCTTTGAAATCTTACATGAAATCAGATAAGAAATCTTTCATTGGCAACGTGAAAACAGTTGAATTTGATAATGGCAAAACTTCTGCTTATGCTTTTGACTTTGATAAATTGAATTTAAGCTTGAAAGATGTGGTAACTGGAGCATTTTCACCAGCGCAAGAAATGAATTACACACCAGCAATTCTAAATGCCAACAAAGAAGATGATGATCCTTTCTGATTTTTTTTGAATTATTTTGAAAAAGTTATTGTTTTTTTCAAAAAGAATATTACCTTTGTTAAGTCAAAACAATTTACTTATTTAAAAAAAAATTATGAAAGCAACCATTAAACAAGCAGAAGCAAATCAAAGAAATTTGTCAATCATTTCAACTGGTCGTGGTCATTTTCGCATTGAATGTGATTATAGAGGCAAAACAATTTCTGCAATCACAACAAACACAATGGCAATAGATGGATTCAAGTCTGAAATTGGTGAAAAAAAGGATGGCAGAAACAGAATTAAAGAAGGTTATGAAGATTTATGCAATGAAATCATTCGTAAAAATTCAAATTATTAATTAAGCTCTGATACCCAACCTTCCCAATCAAAAAAAAACATAAGAATTTCATTGATATATACAATTGGGAAGGTTTTTTAAAATTTTGTAAACTATAAACTATGAATAAATTAAACAATTTACAAATAATTGCTGAAATGGCAAATTTGAAGCTTAAAGCAGAAGTTTTTCAGGTTGCTGATGATTCAGTAAAGAATGCTATGCTTTCTCGTAATTTCAGAAGAATTCAACTTACTGAAGATGTTGAAAAGAAAATCTATATCATTCATTGTGATGGTAAAAAAGAAACACGTTATTCCAATCAAGAAGCTGTTGATTTGTTAATTGAATTATATACCAATGTAAATGAAAACTGAAACAAGAGGTGGAGCGCGTGAAAATTCTGGGCGCAAATGGATTATCAAGAATAAAAAGCAGATTACAGTTCAAATTTCATTGCATAAGAAAGCTGAAATTTTGAAAGCAATTAAAGAATTAAATGAATACGAATACAAATCTTAAAAAACAAAAAAAAACATGTTAGGAATCAGAATTATGTCAAAAAAGAAACTTCAAAAAATTGTTGAAGTTTCAGAATTAAGAGGTGGAAAGAATTCACTGGATAAAATTCAAAAATTACAAGCGGAAGTTGAATCGCTAAAATTGAGAAATCATTCATTGGCAAAAGCAATGGATCTTGAAAGCAACTTTGCGCGTGAACAACAATCATTGGTGAATATTTCTTTGAAGAATGAATCTGAATTGCGATTAGCAATGCGAGAACTGATTGAAATCTACAATTTGAAACTTCCTGCGATAAGTATTTCAAATGAGAAATTGATTGCTGAATTGAAAGGAGTTGTGAAAGATTTGATGGATTATAATTTAAACCATATTTCACTTTTAAATGAAATTTCCGAAACTCCTGATGTGAAAACAGTTGCTAAAATTCAAAAATACATTGCTAAATTCACACAAGATGGCGAAAAAAAATAACGCTGATGGATTTTCAAAAAACAAAATTTTTGAAATCAAAAAACAATTGAGTTGCTCATTTTTTCAGCCAGTTCACTTTCTTGAAATTTGCCCTTATTCAATTGAAGAATTAAAATCTGATTCAAGAATGCGCGATTTAGTTCACTGGCGAAATTTTGGAATTGTTTGGATGTGCTTATGCGGTGAAAATGCCACGCAATCAACACGACTGTTCAATCGCCATCATTCTACGCTTTACAATTGCATTAAGAATGTAGAAAATGCACTGGAAGCATATGATAAGCCATTGCTTCAGAAAATCAAATTAGTAGAAGCTTATTCTAATGAGCTTGGATATATTCGAAGAAAACCTTTAAATCTTTCAGCTAAAGAAATGATTTTATTTCGAAGAAAGCGCATTGATCCAAAATTGAGAATTTGGAATATTAGAGAAAAGTACGATAATCGTGAGAAATTATTCACAACTCACGAATTCATTAGAAATAAATGGTTTGTTCCATTTGTACAAGAAACAGATTGCAATTAAATTTTAATTCTTAATAAAAAAAATATGAAAATCTACATTTCTGGTGCTATCACCAACAACCCAAATGCCAAGGCGCAATTTGACAAAGCAAAAAAAACATTAATTGAACTAAATAAAAACTATTATTTTATTTCACCAATGGATTTGCCACATTATCACGATGAAAAGTGGTCAAGTTATATGCGCGAAGATATTAAAGCATTAATGGATTGCCAAGCCATTTATTTAATTGAAGGCTGGGAAAAAAGTAAAGGCGCACGCATTGAAAAAGAACTGGCTGAAATTTTAGATTTCAAAATTATTCACGAATTAAATGTTGATTGATGAATAAATTAACTCCAGAACAAAAGGCAGTGGTGGCAACTTCGCTTCTGCCTTTGCTCGCTGATATGTTGGAAGATATGCCAAAATTTAAGCGCGTGAAAATGCTTTCAAATCAATTGATTGAAGAAATCAGAAAACAAGATGTTGACATTCTGAAAAATGCAGATTCTGAAGGAATTGAATTTTCAACCAACTTGCAAATTTTGGTAATGAAAGTGATTGCTGATGTTTTCAAAGGCATTGGCTATTCTGAAGAAGAATTGATTGATTGGCAGTTGAGAATGAAGTATGAAAATGAAAAATTGAAGCAAAATGATTAAAGTAGGATCTGATTTTAGTGGTGTTGGTGCTTTTAATCAAGCATTAATTCGATTAAATATTGACTTTGAAGAAGCTTTTGCTTGTGATATGGATAAATCTGCGCGCAAAACATTTATTCATAATTATGGTGAGCCAGAATATTATCCTGAAAATGTTTATGATAGAAAAATCCCAAATGATTCATTGGATATATATATGACATCACCACCTTGTCAAAGTTTTAGCCTTGCCGGGAAAAGACTTGGTAAGGATGATAAAAGAGGTGTTTTGTTTTTTAATTCACATGAATTTATTCAAAAAAATAAACCAAGATTTTTCATTTTTGAAAATGTAAAAGGATTACTTTCTGATGATAATGGCAATACCTTTCAAGAATGGATAAATTATTTAGGTGGTAAATCTGTAAATGGCGCACCTACAATTTTTCCAACAGATGAAGCTGTTCCTTATCATATTTATTGGAAAGTTTTGAATGCAAAAAAATTAGGCATTCCGCAAAATAGAGAACGTGTTTTTATTATTGGAATTCGTGAAGATGATGATAATATTTTTAATTGGCCAAATGAAGTGTATTTAACTAAAAAATTGAAAGATGTGTTGGAAAGCGAAGTTGATGAAAAGTATTTTTTGAGTGAAAAAATGATGGGAAGTTTGTTAAATGGTGGAAAAGAAGAATGGAGTAATTGCTTTAAACCACATACAATAGATTCAGAACATTCTGATTGTATAACAGCACGTTATCATAAAATGGGCAAAACAGATCCTTATATTAAAATTTTAGGAAATACACATCCAAGCGGAAATGGAATGAATGGAAATGTTTTTGATGAAAATGGAATTTCACCTACTTTATCAACTAATAAAGGCGAAGGAATAAAAATTGGAACTTGGCGCACACACGAAGATGGGAAAGGTTTTAGAGAAACAGAAGATAATAATTGCCCTACAATTCCAGCAAGAGCAAGAGAAGATGGAAGTGGTCAACCAGTGATTATGATTTCATCAGCAACTTCCAATGGATTTGAATTAGCAACTGAAAATGATTCAATAAATTTTAGCGTGCCAAACTCTAAAACAAGACGTGGAAAAGTTGGAAAAGAAGTTGCACAAACATTAGATACTTCTTGCAATCAGGGAATTTGCATTCCTGTTCTTACTCCAGATAGAGTTGAAAAAAGGCAAAATGGAAGAAGATTTAAAGATGATGGCGAAGAAATGTTTACAATTACAACACAAGATCGACATGGTGTATTTGATGGATTTAAAATTAGAAGATTAACACCAAGAGAATGTTTTCGTTTAATGGATTTTCCTGATACATTTGATTTTTCAGTTGTAAGTGATTCGCAAGCTTATAAACAAGCTGGAAATTCTATTGTGGTCAAATGTTTAGAATTAATAATTCAAGGATTTAAAAAATTACAATAACCAAAAAGCCACTAACAAGTGGCTTTTTTTATGCTTTAAAACTATTTAATTCATTGGTGCGAATGGAAATATCATCAATTTGTTTATCACCAATTTTTACACCCATGTTTGGAATCTTCGCATTTAATGCAGTCATGATTGCCAAATTTGCATTTAATAAAGCAGTTAATTGATTATCATTCATTCCATTGGTTGCTGGCATTCCGTTCATTCCAACATTTGCTCCTTGCTGGTTGGTTCTGATTGCTTCAATAGCATTTACCATGTTGGCAACACGTACATCTTTTAATAAATTATTTGGCACAAAGTATTCTGGTCCAGCTTCAGAAAAAAGCGCATAAGATGGTGAATTTGGTGTCATACCGCCTTTAAGTGGTGAAACTTTTTGTGCATTGTATGTTTTTCCATCTTGTGCGCCAATTATGTTTCTGAATCCACCATCAAGAAATTGTGGTAAAGGTTCTGCTGCAATCATTGCTTGTTGTGCAATTCCAGCAGCAATTGTTAAAGCCAATAAGAAAGGATTCGCCAATACTTTTGAAGCAGCCACAGCAGAATTGATTGCAGCTTCAAACATAGCTATTTGCTTCGCACGTTCTGCTTGTTTTCTTTCAACTTCAATGCGCTTTTTATCACTTGCATCTTGAATTTCTTGTTTTCTTAATTCAAATTCTTCCCTTGTTTGCAATCCAGCAAGCATTCTTTGTTCTTCAGCTTTAATTGCTGTGTTTTTTTCTGTATCAATATTGGTTAATTGTGTTTTAAAATACGCATCAAATATTTTTGAAGCTGTTGAAGAAATCTGTTGCAAGGAATTAACAATTGAATCAAATCTTTCTTGAAACATTTTCAAAGTTTGTTCTTGTGTTTGCGTTTGGATGCCTGAAATTTGTTCTGCTAATGCAGTTTCATTTTCCAATTTTCTTGCATCATATTCAGCTTGATTGATTTCGCCATCTTTCAATTGCTTTGCAAGTGCTTCAGCTTTTAATTTAGCTTCAAATTCAAGCTGTTCAATCAATACTGCATTTAATTCTTCATTTGCTTGTTGGCGCGTTTTCAAATCAGCATCTTTTACAGCTTGTGCAGCAGCATAAGCGCGTGCAACTTTAATATCCATCAAGGCTTGTTCTAAGCTTTCAGCTTGTGCCAATTGTTGCGCTGTTTGATTTGCTTGAAATTCCAAAAATTCTGCTTCGCCTTTTGCGCGCCATTTTTTGCGAATTCCATCTTTTCCAAATTCTAATTCTTCAGTTTGTAAAGTTTCAAGTGCTGCTAATTCCTTTGCTGCATCTTCGCCAATTTTTCCCTTTTCCTTGGATAATTCGCGAGCAGAATCAATTTCTTTTTGATATTTGGATTTTATTCCGCTTTCAAAAACAAACATTTCTTTGGCAAATTCATCTGTGAATTCTGATAATCTTTTTTCATATTCAAAATCAATTTTGAATTTTTCTGAAGAAGCAATAATATCAGCCAATGTTTTTTGAAGTTCCTTCCATTTTTGATCTGCTGCATCAGCTTGTGCTTTTGATTTTACAGCGGCTTTTTCAGTTGCAATTCGAGCTTTTTCTTTATCTTCTTCTTCTTTTTTATCTTTGATAAACTTCTTTTTTTCTTCTTCAGATTGTGCCTTCAAAACCTTTAAGATTTGTTCTTCAGATTTCATTTGGCCTTTAAAAATATCTTCCATCCAAGAACCTTTGAACAAATTTTGATTTACTTTTAATCCATTGATTTTATTAATAGATTGTTCAATCAATTGTGTTTGTGTTGCAAATGTTTGCCCAAAATTCAAATTCAATCCTTTGATTCTTCCAGATACATCTTTCATTGTGTTTGGTAAATTTTCCAATTGATCTTGTGATTTTTTCAATTGTTCTTCCAAATCGGCTGCATCATCTGTGAATATATCAGCAACAAAATTTGTTATTCCAAATCGGTTTTGTTCTGTGGCGCGCTGTTCTGCAATTGCCATTGATTGTTGCACCATTTCAGCCAATAATCTTTCAGCTTCAGTTGCTTGAACTGCTGCAATAGATTGATCCAATAGATTAGCTGTGATTTCCTTTTGCAAATTACTTAATTCTCTTCCTGAAGCTGATTGTAAATCATAATTTTTGGTTAATTCAGGATATTTTGAATTTAATTGTTCAATGATTAATGCGTTTTCATCTTGAATTTTTTTAGATTCCAAATCTGTTAAATTCTTTGATCTTAAAGCTTTGTTGTTTTGGTCCAATGCCATTGTTAAAGTTGCCGCTTCATCAGCTTGTGATTTCATGCCATCCACAACTTCTTGTGTTAATCGATTCATTCTTGCTTGTTCATCAATGGCATCACGAATGGAATCACCAAAAAGGAACATCATTGGATTTAAGTAAGTCAATGCTTTGCCGAAATCAAGCAAAACTTCTTCAAATTTCAATTCATCCCATTCAGTCAATAAGCCAATAACATCTGAAATCCAATTCAAAACTTCGGTACCAATTTGCACAATTCCGCGCATTGGTGATTGTGCTGCTGAAGTTGAAAGTGTCAATCCTTCCCATGCAGAAGATAATTTCTTCAAATCGCCATCCAAATTATCATTATTTATTTTTGCTTGAACATAAGCAGTATTTGTTCCTGTAACAGCAGTATTCAATTTTTCAAAGTGATCAACATTTTGCAATATAGTTTGGCCAACAACAACATTTTCTTTTCCAAAAACGCGCAATAAAGCAGTTTGATCGCCTGAAATTTTGCTCATTTCTTGCAATCTTTCATTGAATGGCACTGTTTTATCCATCACCAATTCAACATTTACACCAAATCTTTCTAATTCTTCAACTGCTTTGGCATCCAATGCACTTGCTGTTGACATTGCCAATAATACGTTTCTTAATTGTGTTCCAGCTTCAGCTCCTTTGATGTTTTTTTCTGAAAGCAATTCAGTCAATGCAACTGATTCTTCAATTGTAACATTGTTGGCATTTGCCACAGTTCCAAATCTATCAATGGAAGCTGTTAAATCTTCAATTTCGGCAGCTCCAGCAACAGAACCAGCTGCCAAAGTATTAATGATTCTTTTTGATTGATCAGCACCAAGATTAAATTGATTCATAGAAGATGCCAAAGCTTGTGCTGCTGGTGCCAATTGCATTCCAGCTGCTTCAGATAAAATGATTGCTTCATGCGTAACTGCTGCCAATGCTTCCCGGTCTTTCAATAAATCTGGGCGCGCGGAACCAATTAACTTAAATGCTTCAACAGCTTGGATTGCAGAAAGTGTGGTGGTTCTTCCCATTTCCTTTGCCGTTTGTTTATAATATTCAATATCTTGTGCTGAAGCTCCAGTAATTGATTGCAAAGAAGAAAGGCTTTTTTCCATCTCTTTGTTGTTTCGATACCAGGAACCAACAGCAGCAGAAATTCCTTGAATTCCAACAGAAATCAATCCAGCAACACCAACAAATGGAAGTGCGCCAGAAATCAATGATTTCATATTGTTTTTCGCTGGAACATACGAATCAGAAACTGCTTTCACATCTTGGCGATGTTTTGTAAGTGCTGCTGATGCTGTTCCAAGCTCTTTCAATTTATTCTTGTATTCATCAGAATTCCTTGGAAGCTGGCGAATTTCATTGTTTAATTGCTTTACATTTTTTTCAATCTGTTTCAATGTTTGCCCAGCTTGTGTGCCGTCAATAAAGATGTTAGTTTTAGCCATTACATTTCCATTTTTGTAGAATCAACTTGAATTTCTTCAATAATCAATTGCGCATAATAATCCGCAAAATCTTCAGAAATTTGTGGTAATTCTTGATTTATAGCCATTGATCGCCAAGGCTGTTTTTTAATTTTTACTCCTTTTCCAAATGCGTTATCAACTCCAATTTCATGGAATTTACCATACCATTCATAAGAAAATTGAATTCTATCAACTTCGCCCTTGGTACTTCGCACACTTGATTTTATTGATTTTAATAAATTTCCTTTTTGCACCAAATCCATTGACTGAATGTTCTGCATCATTTGTTGCGTAACATTTGCACCATGCTTTTTTGCAAGTTCGCGTGCTTTGGTGATGTCGTATTTCTTGAAATCTATCATAATATCAAAATTCAACATTTATACGCGCGCATGAAAGGACTTAGATAATAGTGAAAATTTGCATTGAATATTGAGAAAAGCTGTATATTTGCCACAAGTAGTTTTGACAAACTTGTTTTTTCATGATTTTTTTTTAAGCAGAAAAGCTCCATTCGTAAGTTTGGAGCTTTTTTGTTGTCCTAACTTTTTTCTGATAAAGTATTGACTTTTGTAACATGAGTACATATAAAGATGCTGTTGAATACTTTAAATCTTTGGCAATAGCCAATGTAGATATTGCGCACACTGATGCTGAAGGAAATAAGAAGTTTTTTCGCTTGGATATGGCTGAATTTTATTCAGGAACAGTTGCACAATTGCCTTCTGCTGATGCTGGTCCATTCATGGTATTATTCAACTATATCACTGATTTTTCGCGCATTGATTGTGTGAATCAAAAGAAACAGTTTATGTTTATGATTTTGCAAGCTTATTCAAAAGATGATTGGAATGCTGAAGAAGATGCGCTTGATTTGTGCGAAAATGTGATTAAAGAAGTTGTGAATAAAATCAATTTTGATTCCAAAACTTATTCTGAAAATGAATTTTTGTATGGTGGATTTGAATATGAAAATGTGCGATTAATTCCATCTGATAAAATAAGAAATTCAACTGGATTATATATTGGCTGGCAATGTTCATTTTTCTTGAATGAGCGAATCAGCACAGCAATTGATCCAACTAAATGGATAACCCCTGAACCATGATAACAATTATTAAACAACCTTACATTTGTTCTTTAACAAAAAATGCAATTGACTTTACAGTTCAATCTAATTTGTATTTTGAAACTGCAACTGTTAAGCCATTTATTCGCTTACTGTTTGAAGAACTTCCAGCAATTGGAACAACTTACAGATTTGCATTTACTAATCCTGAAAATGGAAATAGAGAAAATATTGATTTGGTTGCTGTGGATGGAACTAATGCAGAAAACTATTTGAATTTATGGCAGATTCCAGGATCAGGATTTGGTGGCACATTGGCAGAATTTCGTTCAATTATGTTCGAAAAATTGCAACAAAGATTTATTCTAAATGCTTTTTATGATTTAGAATTTCCAATAATAGAGTTTCCTGGAAGCACACCCTCTTTTATCATTCGTGCAAAAGAAGCAATCCAAGAATTGGTGATTGAATTCACAAGCAATCAACCAGATTCACCTGATAAATACATAAGCGAAGCCAATTCAATTGCCTATCATCAACCAGGGGTGCGAGATGGATATGAGTTGAAGGCTTCGCTTTTTTTAGAAACGCAATACAATTCTGGCAATTTTGATTTTGTTACTTCAATTGATTGTGTATTGGATGAAAATTCAATTTCACATGTTGATGTTTCAAAATATATTGATGCAGAAATTGAAGCTTCTTGGCGCGAATATCCTGTTCCATTTGAACAAACATTTGGCTACATTGCGCCAAATTTAAGAAGGTATTATGTTCAATTTTCAGAAACATTTACCAACGAAACACAAGCAATTGAAACAACAAGTGAAACACTTTTTGCACACTGGGGTGGAGCTTCTTCAGATGATAGTTACACAAGTGATTTAATTGCAGCACAAAACACAAGCGGAAAATTTCTTACTTGGTGGCCTTCTGGAAAGCGCATTTTGAAAGAACAATCTGATTGGTTGGCTTGGATGAATGGAGCTGATATTCATTACTTAACAATTGATGCAATTGCTTATGGTTCTGTGATTTATGAAGGTGAAAGTTTTGTTTATGAATTTACCCAAAATTTGGTGTCAAATAAAAGAATCAATCCATTCGAATCACATATTCAAAACATAGGTTTTGATGTGAATTTTAAAGAACAAATAGATCAGTTTCTAACCGATAATCCTGAAATTGAAAGTGTTTACATACAAAGATGGGAAACACGAAAATATAAAATAAATGATTTAATAATTGGTTTTTATACAACCAATTATCCGGGTGCAGTTCCTACAAATTATACTTTATCACCTTCTGGTTTTGAAAATGGAAAAAGAAAATTTGGTTTAGAATCATTATCTCCTTTTATTAAATTTGATGGAGTATGGAGATGTTATATAGGTGGAATTGAAGGATTGGTTTATTGCGGATTTTTGAATACAGCGGATGAATTCCCTTATGGAGATTTTGAAATTATCGAAAATCCATACATTATAAGTTTTTCTGTAAACGGAAGAAATGTTTCAAATGAAATAGAAGCAATTCAAACTTTCTATCCTGAAAAATCTTGTTTAACAAAACAAATTGTTTATTTTAATTCATTTGGTATTCCTGAAAGTTTCATTCTTTCGGCAAATTGGCAACAAAATATCACCACTTCGCAAGAATTAGCAACACGCACAGAAAGCTATGCGCTTGATACCTTATTTCCACAGAATTATATTTTTGATTCAAAAGCATTGATCAGTTACCAAGCTGAAACAATGATGTTAAAGAATTTAGAAGCTGAAAGATTGATGCCATTGATAAATTCAACGATTACTTTCATTTTAGAAAATGGCAACTTCATTCCAGTAATTATCAACGCTGGAACAACTGCTGTTTTTCAAGTAAATGCTTTCTTACAAAAGATTCAATTGGATTTGGTGCGCGCTAATGAAAGCAATCGCGTTTCTTACTATGAAGTGCTTCCAGATTTTGAGATTTTGAAAACAAATTCAATTGGTTTTTCAATTATTTCATTGAAAAGAAACTTATTAAACATCACTGATTTTGGTTCAATTAAGATTTATAAAGAAGGAATTGAATTAGAAGAATTTACTTATGCTCCAACACAACAGTGGTACACTGGAACATCAATCACAACTGAAGGCATTTTAACACTTGAATTAACTTGTTCTGTTAATGATGTTCAAAAAATAGTGCGAAAACAAATAAACAATCAATGGGATGAATTGAAATATGAAGTTTTTGCAATGGCAAATACTGCTATAATTAGATTCAGTTCAATTTATACCGGTGGCACACCAATGCGCATTGATTGGAGTGATGGAACTGTCGATGATGTAACTGTTTCAACAGCTTCTTTGTTTACAAAAAGTTACAGCACAAATGGAAAAAAATTGATTCGTATTTCAAAACCTTCATTTTTTGACATCACACAATTCACCATTCAGAACGCATCCAATAATTTTGATTTTTCAAAATTTAATAGTTTAAAAGATTTGATAATCACCAATTGCGCTGCTGGAAATTATTATCTTACAGCATTGAATAAATTGGAAGAAATAACTTTCATTAATACAACAATTTATCAATTAAATCTTGGATTTCAAAAAGATTTGGAATTTTTGATTTTGAACAACAGTAATATTTCAGTTGATAATTTTGAATTGCTGATTCGTGAAATTTGGAATTTCAGAAAATCTTATGATAATGCCTTTGAAATCAGAATAACATCAGAAGTTGTTGTGAATTCAGTTGCACAAGCAATCATTGATGGAACTGGTGCTTATGCTGGTGATGGATTGGCTGATTATGGAATAACACTTGTAAACATTTAAGATGTTAGAAATTAGAATCAATTCAGATATTTTCGATTTGCCTGAAGATATTCAAGTGCCAATTGTGGCTTCCAATCCTTTGGTTTCTGAAACAGGATTCAATGAAATTTTCACTTATTCATTTTCATTAAAAGCTTCGCCAAGAAACATTGCTATTTACAATAAGTATTTCCAAAAATCACCAAAGATTACACTTTCATTTCAATCGCATAAAATAACAACTGGAGTTGCAAGAATGAAACGCGATTCAAGTGGAATTTCTATAATGATAAAAAATGAAGGTTTGGATTTGCGACAATCTTTAGAAAATATTGGATTTGATCAAATTGAATTGCAAACAATTCAGGTTTATGATTTTGAAGATACTCCAGAAGAAAAAATTCAAGCTTGGAATGATTTGATGAATGCTACTTTGCCACAGAATGAAGCTGTGAATGTTGGTGATTTTAAGTTTCCACCAATTGAAGCTTTTCCGCGCGAAGAATGGAAAATCAATGGTGAAAATGGTGCTGCCATTAATAAAGGCATGAATCAAAATAATTGGTGCGCCAATCGTTATGATTTGGCAACTGGTGAACATGTGAAAAATATTGGTGTATTGCTTCCAATTCAAGAAGTTACTTATTTAGAAGTTGATGATTCTGCTTCGCTTTCTGGTGGCGAATATTTTACAATCAATTCTGCAAATAATTTTAATCGATATTATGTTTGGTTCCAGCGCATTTTTGGATTTACACCAATAGGAGTTGATCCAGTTGTTTCAGGCAGAACAGGAATAAGAGTTCAATTAACTTATACTGCAACAGCTGAAGAAGTACGTTCACAAATGATTGGTGAAATCTTAAATGTTGTTGAAGATTTTGAGTTTTTTACATTGATTGGAACACCAACAAATGGAATCTATATCAGAAATGTAAAAGGTGGAACAACTGATGATTCAGCCATTGGAACTTTGCCTGGTGCGTGGTCCATTACAACTTCAACACAAGGAACTGGATTGATTCAAGATTTCACAAATAATTGGCAAACAACTGTTTCTCCTTGCTTAAAAGTGAAACATTTATTTGAAAAATCACTTGAATTTTTGAAGCTAAATGTGGATAGTTCAATATTAAACAGCATTGATGAATATCAAGAATTGATATATTTTTCTAGTAAAGTTCAAGATTTGCGCCAAGATGAAGATGGCTATCAATACAATGTTCATGGTCAATATTTGGATTTGAACAATTTCAAGCCAGCAAATAAACTGATCGATATTTTTAAAACTTTGCGCACGCTTTTTGGAATTTCATTTGATTTGGTGAATAATAAATTAACCATTCAAAGAATTGCAATCAATACAAAAGCAGCTGATTTATCAAAATTTTGCCTTCCAGATTATACTTATGAAGAACTTGATTCAAAAGCTTTACTTTTTGGTTATGGCCTTGGCGAAGAATCATGGAAATATTTAGATTTTATCAATGGATTTGCAACTGATAAATTCCAGGATAAAACAATTGGAATTTCAACAAATGATCCTGTTATTGAAGAAGTGAATTATTTGCCAATGGTTTCACAGAATAAAAAGCCAACAACATTGCATGTTCCTTTTCTTGCAAAATCTGAAGCTTATAATGAAAATGATTGGATTGCAAATGAAAAGTTAAATATTGGCTTATATCGTGGAAATTATCTGATTGATTTCACAATTGGTTCTGATGGTATTAATCCACCAGCAGAATTTTCTGAAGAAAGATTAATTTGCTATAATTCAAATTCTATTCAATCAAATAATGTTGAATATTTTGGTGAATTCATCAATTATGTTGGCGCATTTGGAACAGCTTCAATTTACTTCAATGATGAAGATTCACATTTAGATATTTATGCAAAGTTTATGAATTTGGTTAAAATTTACAATCGCCAAATTGAAAAGAATCTTAACCTTTCATTTCAAAACATTCTTGAAATAATGAAATGGAAACAACCGATTCACACTATTCAGCAGCGCAATATGTCCTTTGTTGGAATTGTAAAAGAGTTGAAATTTACACTATCGAAATCTAATGTTTCGCCAGTTACAATCACTTATTTATCAAATAAGAAAGTTGGTTCTGGTGATTATAATTCAGATTTCAATGTAGATTTCAATTCTTAAAATATGACTGAAGCTGAAGTAATTGATAGAATCAATTCAACAATTAAAAAAAACGGAAACAGAACAATAACTGGTGATGAAATGAATTTCATTTTGAAAGCCATTATTGAATTGATTGTTGAATCTGGTGGATTAAAGCCATTAGATAGTGTTCTTGCTGATGGAAATGAAACACTTGAATACGATATTATTCTTACTGAATTAGATCGAATTGTTGTTGGTGCAAATCGCGCTGGATTAGGCAAAGGAACATTCAACACTGGAAGAGGTGGCGATAAAGGTGTTTCCCTTCAATGCGCTGTGGAATTGGAATTAAACTGGCAAGCTGGATTTTTAAGAGTTTTGGCACCAGGTGGTGATGGAACACCATTGATTTTGCAAACTGATTCTGAAATTGTTTATACATCACTTGTTCCAACAACACCAACTTATGGAAGAAGCTTGATTGATAAAGATTATCTGGATGGTGAATTAGCAGGAAAAGAAGATACAGCGAATAAAGGTGCTGCAAATGGTTATGCACCATTAAATTCTTCAAGCAAAATAGATAACACTTATCTTCCATCTTATGTTGATGATGTTATTGAAGTTGCAAATTTTGCAGCTTTACCACCAACAGGCGAAGTTGGTAAAATTTACATAACGCTTGATGATAATAAAACCTATCGCTGGAGCGGTTCTGCTTATGTTGAAATTTCCGCTTCATTGGCACTTGGTGAAACTTCAGGTTCTGCTTATCGTGGTGATAGAGGAAAAATTGCTTATGATCATTCACAAACAACTGGAAATCCACATGGCACAACAGCAACACAAGTTGATGCTTTAAAACGTGATGGGAGCAATGCGAATTCTGATATTGACATTAGCAATTATGATTTAAACATCAAAGGTATTAAAGTCAAAGGAACTGCTGGAAATGGCCATTTGAATTTAAAGCACCAATCAATCGCTTCAACTGCTGGCGGTAATGAATCTGTTCTTTATGCTGATTCTATTGGAAATCCAAGATGGAAAAATGATGGAAATGCGGTTCAAAATGTCATGCTTGAAAACGCACCAATAACTCCAGGAACTTATAACGAAGTAACCGTAGATTCTAAAGGATTAGTAACAAGTGGTTCTGTAAAGTGGGGTTTACTTAGTGGTAATCCAAATTCAGCAACTGGTGTGTTATCGGGTAGTGCAAGATATTACACGTTTGGCGATGGTGTGCCTCAAAATGCTTATACCTTTAGACAGATTGTGTTTGTTCAGCCAACAATCGTGAAATTCTTTGCAATAGTTACAATCACTTCACAACCAGCAACAGGAAGTTGTGTGTTTACAGTTCAAAAAAATGGAGTTGATACTGGGATAGTAATAACAGTTGCAAGTGGTGCCGCTAGTGGCACGTTTTCAGAAATTGCAACACAAGTATCTTTTAGTCAATTTGACACGATTAGCGTAAAAGCTGTAAATAATGCTGCTTTAACAAGTTGTGTTGTTGCTTCACTTTCAATTGGAATACAATAATTGATTCCAGAGTAAAAAAAAATATAGTATGTACGAATTCCTACCAAAAGAAACAGCACCAAAAATCTTGATTCAAGCAATCAAATTAATTGGAACAAAAGAAATTGTTGGCAAAACACATAATCCAACCATTCTTGAATGGGCAAAAGAATTGGACCTTGAAAAAATATATACTAATGATGAAATTCCTTGGTGTGGATTATTCGCTGCCATTTGTGCAAAGCGCGCTGGATTGGAAGTTGTAAAATCGCCATTATGGGCATTAAGCTGGGCAAAGTTTGGAACAAAACAAGAAGTGCCAATGCTTGGTGATATTTTGACATTCAAAAGAAATGGCGGTGGCCATGTTGGAATTTATGTTGGCGAAGATGATACTTGTTTTCATGTGCTTGGTGGAAATCAATCCAACCAGGTTAATGTTACAAGAATTGAAAAAAAGCGATTGCATGAAGCAAGAAGAACACCTTGGAAAATAGCACAACCAGCAAATGTTCGCGTTATCAAATTGACATCAAAAGGTGTTATCTCAAAAAATGAACAATAGAATAAATTTTTTAAAAATTAATTAGTTGATTTAGAACTGATTAACCTATAAAAAAAGCCGATTTTTCACTAAATTGGCTTTTTTATTGTTGAATCTTGCGAAAATAGAAGATAAAAAGTTGAATCTTGCGAAAAATAGCCACTTTTTACTGTTTTTTGCCATTTCCTGAAAGTTGTGTGAAAATTCCGCTTTTCCGCTTTTCCGCTTTTTTATTATATATATATGTTATAATTATATATAAATCAGTTAGTTATCTCTTTATTTTTTTGGGAGCGGTTTTTTTTAAATCCGCTCCAAAAAAAGCGGAAAAGCGGAAATGTTTTTTTCTGTCTAAAAATTCCGCTCCTTCAATACTGGCGTGGGATTGATGCCAATTAGGGCAAAAACCTAATTTATTGATAATCAGCAAGGTGGCAGAAAAGCGGTTTTTTTTTGCTTTTTAGCTTTCAAAATGAATTTTTTACAGAAAAAAAATAGTTCTGAATCTAAAATGAATTAAGTTTTTTGTACATTTGGCACATGGAAGCACCCCGAATTCTAAAATATACCAATGTTGATAAGTGTGTTCAATTTGGTTTTTATCCAAAAATTTTGCCTTACAAAAAAGGAACAATTTTGGATTCTCATTTGCCAAAAAAAGTCATTCTTTGTGATTTTGAATCAAGAAAAGAATATCCAGCAGAATTGATTGAACTTGTTCCATTCAATATTGCCATTCCTTCTATATTCTCAAAATTGGCGCGCAATCTTGATCCCGAAAATTTAAGACTTCAATTATTGAAAGAATATCCAACCAAATCAATTGAAGATTTTGCTTTTTATCTTTATCAATTTAATGCTGCGCCAAATGAATGAATACACAATAACAGTCAAAATTCCGATTAGATCATATTTAAAGAAATTCATTGCTGGTTCCAATAATGTGGAACCATTCAAAGTTTCAATTAAAAGATGCCATTTTTCAGCAATCATTCTGGAACCATTGCAAAAGGAAAAAGTAATTGTAAAAGAAGTTGCAAAAATTCGCTGGAATGATGAATTGATTTGTGCATTTGATACTGATTCATTGAAAGAAAAGAAATTTTGGATTTCAATTGAAGCAATGAATTCAATTGATTTCAGATTAAAATCATTATTTGATCAATCATTGATTGATTTCATAAACATCAACCATAAGCGCGGAACAACCATTGAAGAAAACATTTTGAAATTTCTGAATTATTATCAAATTTCTGAAGATGATCTTTCAGTTGAAACAGCGCAAAAAATGTATTATCGCGCACGCTATCCACAGCATGTAATTTCATCAAAAAAGCGAAAAGAAGTCATTGATTCACAGCCTAAATTATTTGATTATTAATTCTGTCCTTTATTCACTGTTTATTAATAGTGAATTTTGGCTTCATGAATGCACTACTTCGCACAATTATTTCTTCAGCTTGGGCAATCGATGAAGCTTATGCTTTATCTGTAAATCCTTTGATGCAAAAAGTTCTATCTGGTGAAACAATAGATCTTTCGAAAATGCTTAAATCTTCAACTGAAGTTGAAATGATTGCAGCAAATTACAATGGTTTAAATATTGCTGTTGTTGAAATTGAAGATGTATTGATGCGCGAAGATCAAATGTGTGGTGGAATGGGAACTGAATCAATTGATGCGCTGTTAAAAGAATTAGCTTCCAATCCTTCAGTTGGTGCTGTTATTCTTTCTTTCAATTCACCAGGTGGTCAATCAGAATATATTGAAAATGTAGCAAAAACAATTGGCGATTATCCAAAACCAATTGTTTCTTGGGTTTCAGGTTCTTGTGCTTCTGCTGCTTATTGGCTGGCTTCAAAATCTGATGCTATTTTCACGAGCGCAAAAACAGATCGTGTTGGTTCTATTGGAACAATGATTTCATACTACAAAGCAAATCCTGAAGCTGTTGATCAACCAAGATATTTGCAAGTTAATGTTTATGCTTCAAGATCTATTGATAAAAATCGCGCTTTTGAAGATATGCTTGATGGTGAATATGAAAGAATAATTAAAGAAGTTCTTGATCCAATCAATGCTGTTTTTATTGAAGATGTTCAAACAGGGCGCGCGCAAATTGATGAATCAACATTGACTGGTAAAATGTACTATTCTTTTGATTCTCAAAAATTAGGATTAACAGATGGAATCAAATCATTTGATGAAGTTGTTGCCTATGTAACAGAACAAATCGCTAATTCTCAAAACCAAAATACAATGGGATTATTTTCTAAACACAAAAAACCACAACCAATGAAAAATGAATTATTTTCAAGCATCTTGGAAAGAGATGTGAATGATGGTGAAATTCTTTCAGCTGATGATTTGCAAAAAGTGCAATCACATATTGAAGGATTAAACCATTTAGCTCCAGCAGCAGTTGTTGAAGATCTAATCAATAAAGCAGAAGAAGCACCAGTTCTTTCTATTGCTGATGTTGTTGCAAATGCTGTAAGCGAATCAATGAAATCTTTTAACCAAAGATTTGAAGCAATTGAAACTGCATTGGAAATTAAACCAGCAGCAACTTCAACTGTAACAGCTCCAGTTAGCACAGATGAAAAATCTTTTGATGATGAACCTTGGAATGATCCAAACAGATCTTACAATAAGCTTGTTCATGGTCTTTAATTTTGTAACCTTTTAATTTTTATATACAATGAAGAAAATCTTCAAATTAGCAACAAGCTTTGCCCTTTTATTAGTGGCTTTTGCTTTAGGTTCATCAGCAGGAAATGCTTTTGGAATCGATGGAACCATGACTGGTTCACTTTTTACTGCTGGCGCATTAATTGCTAACAATCCAGTTGGTTCATTTGCAAGTGGTATTTCGCTTTCTGGTGTAAATCCAGCAACTATTGTTGCTGATTTATCCAAATACATGGCGATTGAATCTAATCAAATGAATTTCTTTAGACAGTTAAGAAATGGATTAGAATTAGCTCCTTATGTAAAGTCAATCGGAAATCAGCGCGGAAATTATGTTGGTGTAAGTTCTTCAACTTCTGAATTATTACAAGCATTTCAACAGGGTTGGACTCCAAAGGGAACAACTTCTTTTGTAGGATACAACAATCCAATCTTTAAATTGAAAATGGATTTCATCTTGGATAACATTGATTCAATTACAGATTCATGGTTGTTTTTCCTTTCAGATGAAACAAATTTAAGAAAAGATTGGCCATTGGTTCGTTACATCATAGAAATGGAATTGTTGCCAAAAACAATTGAAGAAATGAACACTGCAATGTGTGTTGGAAATTATGTTGCACCAACACCTGGAACAGCTGGAAATTCAGTTGATTCAATGAATGGAATCTTAACAATTGTGGCTGATGAAATCACAGCAACAAATTTAACTCCAATCGTTACTGGTTCAATTTCAGCTTCAAATGCTGTAACAAGATTTGAAACATTCATGGATGGAATCAATCCATTAGTTGCAAATAAAGGTGGAAGAATCCTTTGTTCAACAACTGTGGCGCGTTTCTATAAAAAACATTATAGAACATTGTTTGGTGCAACAAATGATCAGTTGGCAAAAAACAACTTGAAAATGGATGAATACAATGTGGAAATCGTTCCAATCAATGGATTTGGTACTTCGCAAAGATTGGTATTCGCACAAGAAGGAAACTTGATTCATCTTTATGATAAATTAGTTGCTCCTTCTGGATTCAATGTTCAAGAAGATAAAAGAAATGTTGCAATCTTTACTGATTGGCATTGTGCGATTGGTTTCCAATCATTGCAAGGAATCTTTGTAAACGATCAAGCATAAAACCTTTGCCAGCTGATTGAAAGATTGGCTGGCTTTTTTTAAATCTTATAAAAAAAACATGGAAAAAGAAATCACATTAGAAGAAGCAAAAGCAGAAATTGCAGCTTTGAAAAGTCAATTGGTAGAATTAGCAGAATCACCATCACAATTGCAAACAGCACTGGAAGAAAATGAATCTTTAAAAGCTGAAATTGCTGAATTGAAATTGGTAACTGATAAAGTTTCCCAAAAAACAAATGTTGTTCCTGGAACATACAAATCTAAAGCGCATAAGAAAACAATTCGCTTTAAAGATGGAATGGTAAAAACAAATGTCAATGGTCATTTAGTTGATTCAGCTGAAGTGATCAAAAACGAAGATGGAAAATATACAGAAGTGCTTGATTTCTTTATTGAAGTAGGTGCTGGTGTTATTGAAATCGTTGATTAATTAAATTATTCACAAACACAAAAAATTTAAACCATGGCTGATATAGCAGATTTAACTGGTCAATGTGGTGTAAGAACCATTCCAGGCTTTAAAACATTATTGTATGCAGTATGTGCATGCGACATTCTTACTTTTCCTGAATACAAAACAACAACTGGTGTTGGTGATTCTATCACATTAGATGGAAACATTGTTTTGAAAACAGGCAAAAAATTCGCACAATTAGAAGTGATTTCTGAAACTGGTAAATTAACAGAAACAGAAGTTGGTGTTGTTGGATCACAAGTATTCCAATCACAGTTTGAATTCAAATTGGCAAAAACAATTGCTTCAGATGAATGGTTAGATGCTAATCCAAATTCTTGTATGGTTTTCGTTATTGAAGATAAAGATGGCAACCAACGTGTTATTGGAAATGATAAAGTTCCAGCAACAAGAATGGCAACTGTTGGAAACAATGGTCCAGCTTTAGCAGATGAAAAAACTTGGGCAATCACAATCATGGATAATACTGGTCGCATAGCTCCGTACTATGAAGGTGTTATTGATGTAACTGGCGCATAGTCTAATGGCTAAGAAAAAACCATTAAAACCTGATTTCAATTCTTTACTTTCAAAAGAAGTTGCTGAAAAGTTTGATATCAGGTTAAACTATCCTCGTTTAATCTCAAAGTTTTCAATTGGAAAATTCGGAGTAATCGATTTGAAAACATTGTCCTTAGCTCATGCACAAAGATTGGTTAATTTAGGAGCTGAATTCATAGCACCCAAAACCAATGCAAAGCCAAGCGAACAACCTGATTAACGAAATTAAATCTTATATTGAAGGAAAGCTCAACTACAATGTTGGGCTTTCTTTATTTATGCGAATTTGTTCTGATAAATCAGTTTTGGTTGAATTGTTTGGTGCTGAAACAAATGCAAAAAAACAATTATTAACTGATAAATTGCTTGAATATTATGAAGAACAAGAACAATTGGACCAACGCAAATGCGCGAGCATACGAAATTCTAAAAACAATAATTCCAGTTCACGAAACAATGCTGAAGGCAATGAAGATTCTATTCTTCGGCCAGATAATTATCGCTTTGTTGCAGTTAGCAATATTCCTTCAGATGATTCTATAATTGAAAGCTTAGAATCTGAATGGCGCAATCTTTATCGCCAGCGTGGAATTATCCATGTTGATTTGTATAATGCAATCAGTGATGAAAAGCGGCATGAAATTGCTTTGAATTTAATGCGCATTCAAAAACAAATTGATGGAATCAATGAAGAAAAAAGAAAAGTGAAAGCTGGTTCCATTCCAGAAAGATTTATTAAACAATCGCGATCAGCTGAAGAATTCATTGAAATCCAAAATCTGAAATCATACATTGCCAAATTTGAGCGATTGCTGAAGAAAGAAATTACAGCTGAAGAACGCGAAAAATATCAAAGGCTTTTAAATAAACATCAATTAAAACTTGAAAAAATTCTCAATGGCTGATATTGAAAAAATAGAAGATTCTTATGGTAACATTGAAAGATATTACAAGAATCAAGGTAGGTTAACAAAGAGGGAACAGGAACTTGTGGAACGCTGGGAAACTGCTTGGTCATTATTGCGCGCCAACAGAAACAAAATAGTTGCACAAAAGAAGTATAAATCTTTGATGCTGAATAAAGGAATCATTCTTTCTGATAATGATGTGTATAGAGATTTCAGATATTGTGTTCAATTATTTGCGCCAATTTCAACACACACAAAAGATTTTCTTCGCTTGGTTTTGACTGATGCAGCAATGAAAAGAAATGAAATCAATGAAAGGCGCGCGCGAAAATTCTTTGAAGATGGCAAAACTGCTGAATATGAAAAATTAATCAAGCTTATTCAAAAGGATGAAGAACTAATTATGAAGATTAATGGATTAGATTCTTCAGATCCTGACATGCCAGATTTTTCTAAAGTTGAAATGACGCAAATCAATATCAACATTGATTCCAATAATTCGAAAATATTCCAAAGAATACTTGGCCAAGGTGCATTTGATATGAATGAAATAACTTATGATGATGAATCACAATCAGAATAAAGAACTGCAACTGAATGATGCACAAGCATTGTTTATGTATTCTATTTTCTTCATGCTTTCAGTTTCTATTCGCGTTATTCGCTGGGGAAGGGGAACAGGGAAATCCACCATTCTTGCATTGTATATTTCAGAATGTGTGAAACAAATGCCAAGATCAACTGGTGTAATGGTGGCACAATCATTTGCACAAATCAAAACAAGAACACTTCCATCCACCATTCAAGGATTGGAACAGCTTGGATATTATAAAGACATTCATTATTTTGTTGGCAAAAAACCACCAAAATCTTGGAAGTGGCCAGAACCTTATGAACCACCTTTGGATTACAGCAATTCAATGTATTGGTACAATGGTGCTATGATGGCATTTGTTTCACAAGATGGTGGAGCTGCTTCAGGTCGCGGAATGAATGTTGATTGGGTAGTTTCAGATGAATCAGCTTTATTGGATGAAGAACAATTCAACACAGATGTATTGTTAACAAATCGTGGTGGCGAAGAAAAGAAAGCTTTTTATCCAGATGGTTCTTACAAATTATTCAAAGATTGTTCATTGCACCATTCAATCACATTGTCAACATCAACACCAGTAACAGCAAAAGGAAATTGGATTTTCAAATATGAAGAACAAGCAAAGCTCCATCCTGAAAAGGTGCTGTTCCTTTCAGCCAATGCTTATGTGAACAAAAAGAATTTAGGGCAACAGTATTTTGATAATGCCAAAGCAATCATGCCTGATTTCCTTTTTCGTGCTGAAGTATTGAATGAACGCATGAAGCAAGTGGAAACATGTTTC